TACCCAAGGGGCAGCAGCAACAGCCACCGCAGGTAATCAAGACATAATCATAGCAGGAACATCAAATGATTTGAATGCTACTTGTGAAGTAGTTGGTTGTATTAATAACTGGGATGTAGATGGTGATTCAAATGATATAGACACCACCCAGACGGGAAATGCAGATCACTCAATCACAGGAGATATTACAGGAAACACAAATAATATAGACATAGACCAGACCAACGCTACGGGCAGCACTTCGGGTGTGGTGGTTATAACAGCAACCACAAGCAACGGGACTATAGACATAGACCAATGCACAAGTGGCTGTTAATTTTATTTGGGGTCATACATATTAATGCTTATTCTGAAATAGGCACAATTTCCGAGTTGAGAGGTAGTGGAGAAATTTTACGAGCGGATCAGTCAGATAAATTACTGGCAACAACTGATTTGGATATCTTTAGCTATGATGATGTCCGCACTGGTGATGGTCGTATCGGTATTGAGTTTCTTGATTCTTCTGTTATACGGCTCACTGAACATTCTAAGATTGTTATCGATGAGTATATTTATGACCCTGATCCAAGTAAAAGCAAAATGGCACTCCAGATGGCAAGCGGAACAGCCAGATTTATTACTGGCGCATTGGGAAGAATAGATAAAGAAAACATTTCTATAAGAACCCCTAGCGCAACAATTGCAATTAGAGGCACCGACTTCACAACTACAGTAGATGAAATAGGAAGGTCGTTAGTGATACTTCTTCCTAAACCTGATGGAACTTCTTCTGGTGAAATAACTGTAGAAACAATGGCTGGTATAGAGGTTCTCAATGAGCCATACCAAGCAACAATGGTCAGTGTTAGTGAAAGTCCTCCCACAAAACCTGTTCAATTATTGAACATGTCTTTAAACTTTATCGATAATCTTCTAATTGTTAACCCTCCCGAAGAAGTAGAACAAGCACTGGACGAACAAAGCCAAAGCTCTAGTAATGTTTTAGATGCGGATTTTTTAGAAGAAAATGATTTGGATGACGATGGTGATTTGTCTAAGGACGAACTACAAGAAGAAATTACAAGACTAGACATAGATTTGTTGGCTGTTGATTTTCTACAAGACTTACTAGAAATGATAGAAGAGGTTTCAGCTGGAGGAAGAGATGAGGGTGCCTCAGGAGAACTAGACGGAGTAAAAATAGAGGGTATTATTCCTAGATTTGACCAAAACGCTCAGGTATATACTTTTGTAGAAGGTGAGTTTTTTACATTAGTAAGACAAGTTGAGAACACAATAGACTTAGAGTTGGATAAAACTGCAGGGTATAATATCCAGATGTTGTCTGCAGGAAGATTTATAAACGTAACATTAAACGGAGGTGGTGAAAATGAAATCATTATCAATCAGTCTGATTAGTATTTTATTTTTACACAGTTGTCCTTTTGTACAAGCAGGGGATAATTCTGTGGAGGTGAGAACTAAAGGCAGTTCTTCCCTTATACATATTGATCAGATAGGGACGAGTAATACTGCTAGAGTTTGGTGTGGGTTGTCTGAAGGTGCATATCCTGCTCATAACTGTAGTAATGCCGAAATTGATATAGATCAGGAAGGTACTAACAACACGGCTAGAGCATACAGTCAAGTAGCAAACCACACAGGTAATGAATACAAAATAGACCAAGACGGCAATGATAACTTCGGCTATATAGATGCAGACGATGACGGCAATGATATGGACATAGTTCAAGACGGCAATGATAATGATGCTGAAATCTATATGCAAGGTGATAACAATGTATACACTATAACTCAAACTGGAGATGACAAAGAAGGCGAAATTAGAGCTTTTGGGGATAGTTCTGAGTTTAGTATTACTCAGTCAGGTTCTGGAGAACATTACGCTAAAATATATGCAAGCAACTCAGCAGATAATAACGATGCTACGATTACCCAGACTGGAAGTGGAGATCACTATATGAGACTAAATTTTTACACAGATGACTATGATGTAACCGCCAGTCAATCAGGTACAACAAATAAAAGTATTACTGTTAGTTATAATTGTGTAACCAATTGTACTAAAACAGTAACAATTGATCAAAGTGACTAAATTTTTACAACTATTAGCTTTTTTAGTTTTATTAGGAGTTCCTCTTACTCAGCAGTGGGTTCCTCTAGAAATACTTAAACTAAGAATTTTTGACGCACTCGTTGAAGAAAAAGAAGTTTCTAATTATTTTTCAATATTATCAATAGACGAAAAAGATGTTCAAAAAGAAAACGGATACCCCTTCCCCAGAAAAAGATTAGCACAAATACAAAACAAACTTATTGAAAAAGGTGCTTTGGGTGTGGGCTGGGTTATTGCTTTTCCACAACCAGATCGTTTTGGCGGAGATTTAGCGTTTGCTGAAAGTCTGGCTTCTGCCCCAAGTATTTTAGCAACTTTTGAAAATGAAAATGGGACATACCCTGTAACAACAGGCACAGTTATATTGGGTGAAGACCGTGGTGGTTTTAAAGCAAAAGGTGTTATACAGAACATTCCTTTGTTCCGTGAAAGTGCTTTTGAGGGCATAGCAGTTGCTCCTACAGAAGTAGACCAGTTAGTTAGAAGAATGCCTTTGTTGTTAAGAACACCTGATGGTTGGGTTTCTGCTTACGGTGCTGAGGTACTAAAAGTGTTAGCAGGCGCAGATACATATGTGATTAAAACAAACCAAAACGGTGTAGAGGAGATACGGGTAAGGGGATTACCTCCAGTTCCTACAGACTCTTTAGGAAGAAAATGGATTAGTTGGGTCGATACCCCTGAATTCAATCTTCGTGAGTTATATACAAAAGAACTAGACATTGAAGGTAGGTTTGTGTTCGTTGGGGTAACAGCAGAAGGTGTTATGCCTCAAATTGCAACTCCTGTTGGTCTGCTCGAACCACATAAAATTCAAGCAGCATTATCCGAATCTATTTTAATACAAAACAGTCCTCGAATACCAGACTGGGCTATTTCCTTAGAAATTATTATATATGGGGCTACAGTCGCTCTTATATGGTCTGTATTGACCTTTTTAGGTATAACGTGGGGGGTTGTACTAGGCGGTCTTATATCCTTCTCTACGGCTCTAGGAGGGTTTTATTTAATAAAGAACGGGCTTTTAATAGATGTTAGTTGGGCACTGCTTGCACAGTTTATAGTGGGGGCTGTGGTTTTCTACATTAGATTTAGAGAACAATACAAACTTAGACAACAGATTAAGAAACAGTTTGAACACTATCTAGATCCTGCTCAGGTTAAAAAACTGCAAGATAACCCCGAACTTTTAAAATTAGGCGGAGAAAAAAGATTTTGTACTTTTTTATTCACAGACGTAAGAGGGTTTACAGCCATGTCAGAAACACTTGAACCAGAAGAAGTAACTAAAATTATGAATGAAGCCTTAACCATACAACAAAAAGCGGTACAAAAATATGGCGGTATGGTGGATAAGTATATTGGCGACGCAATGATGGCAATCTTTAATGCTCCATTAGACCTTGAAAGACATGAAAATAAAGCAGTTGCAGCAGCAAGAGAGATACAGAAAAACATAAAAGAAGCCGACATAGATGTAGCGATAGGCGTCGGAGTTAACACAGGATACGCAGTTATTGGGAACATGGGAAGTGAAACACGGTTTGATTATACGGCAATTGGCGATGCTGTAAACACTGCAGCAAGACTAGAATCTGCAACCAAAGAAGTGGGGGAAGACATACTAATTGGCGATACTACTAAAAAAAGTTGCAATTTTGAGTTAAAATTACTGGAACCAATAAAAGTTAAGGGAAAAGAGAAACCTTTACAAATATATACAATTAAAAATGGCGACTAGAAAAACAAAATTGGACCAGCATGAAGAAATTTGTGCACTTAGATTTAAACAAATAGAAAACAGACTAGAGTCTGGTTCTAAAAGATTTGTTCGAATGGAACAGATGATATGGGGACTATACGTTTTAATTATTGGCTCACAAATTTTAGGAGCAATGCTTTCGTAATGGGTGATGTTTTAAGCAAAGTTTTGGCAGGAGTTGTTTTAGTTCTTGGAGTAGCTTTATATTTCTTATGGAACGAAAACGCTAGTCTATCTGCCTTGAACCAAGCATTTGAAATAAGAAACCAAGAACAGAAAGCAGCAATAGAGCAACTACAGGTTGACTTTAAAAAACAAACCGAAGGGCTATTAACCCTCCAATCCAAGAATCAAGAAATAGAATTAGAAATGACTCGATATCTAGATATTTTCAAAAGACATAATCTAAGTAAAACAGCAGCAGCAAAACCTGGATTACTTGAACCTAAAGTTAATAATGGAACTAAAAATGTATTTAACAGCATTGAAGAACTTAGTCGTAACATCGACGATCTTGATGATGGTCTGCAGTTGCAGTCTAATCCCAAGTAAACAACAAGTCGAAGTTATCACTAAACCTATAGAGAGAACTATAGTTCAGCCTGTTATGCCAAGGGAAATAGACTTAAAAGAGCCTTATTGGTACGTGGTGAGTGATAAAAACCTTGAAGAATTTTTAGGCAGAGTTGACAAAGAGCATGGTCAGGTGGTGTTTTTTGCTATGTCTGTTCCAGATTATGAACTCATGGCGTATAATATGCAGGAATTAAAGAGGTATATAGGTGAGCTTAAAGAAGTGGTTGTGTATTATAGAAAAGTTACTGTATCAGAAACGGAGGAACAGTAGTATGAAAATTTCAGAAGAAGGCAAAGCCTTAATTAAAAAATTTGAAGGTTGCGAACTTGATTCGTATGTTTGTAGTGGCGGTGTTTGGACCATAGGTTATGGACACACGGCTGGGGTAAAACAAGGAGATAAAATAAACCAAGACGAAGCAGACCATTTACTGACGGAAGATCTAGAAGAGTTTGAAGGTTATGTAAACAATGCTGTAGAGGTTGCTTTAGATCAAAATCAGTTTGACGCTTTAGTTGCTTGGACATTTAATCTCGGTCCATCTAATCTTAAGAGTTCTACTATGTTGGAAGTTCTAAACGAAGAAAAATATAGTAAAGTACCCAGTGAGATGAAAAGGTGGAATAAAGCGGGTGGAAAAGTATTGGAAGGTCTGATAAGAAGAAGAGATGCAGAAGCTCTTTTATTTGAAGGTAAAGATTGGTATGAGGTGTAGTAATGCCATTAAATAAATTTGTATTTCGTCCTGGGATTAATCGTGAAGGAACAGATTACGATAACGAGGGGGGTTGGTTTGATTCTAATTTAATACGTTTTAAAAACGGCAGACCACAAAAAATAGGCGGTTGGGCAAAAGACACGTTAGACACTTTTTTAGGAAAAGCCCGAGCACTTCATGGTTGGGTCTCTTTAGAGGGCACAAAGTATCTAGGGGTCGGTACAACTTGGAAATATTATATAAAACAAGGGGCTAATTTTGATGACGTTACCCCAATTAGAGCTACAACTTCTGCTGGAGATGTAACCTTTGCCGCAACTAATGGAAGCTCGACCATAACGGTAACTGATGCGAGTCATGGAGCTGTCACTAATGATTTCGTAACTTTTAGTGGTGCTGCTACTTTAGGTGGTTTAGTTACTGCTACAGTTTTAAATCAAGAATATCAAATACTTTTAGTGACAGGCACCAACACTTACACAATCACTGCTAAAGACACTTCTGGC